CGTTGTATTCGATGAGTTTGGAGACCAGAACCCTAAAATTTGGTCGGAAGTGGTTCGTCCGGCCTTATCGGACAGAATGGGATGGGCGTTATTCCTCGGAACCCCAAAGGGAAACAATCACTTCAAATCATTGAGAGACCATGCAGAGCAGCATAACGATTGGGCACTTCTCGAATTCCGAGCATCAGAAACAGGTCTTATCCCTCAGAGTGAACTCGATGCAGCCAAGTCCGAGATGGGCGACGACAAGTACCTGCAGGAGTTTGAGTGTTCCTTTGATAGCGCAATCGAAGGAAGCTATTACGGACAGATTCTCAATGAGTTACCGTCTGAGCGATTCCACGACATACCTGTAGATGGTCTAGCTAAGACTTACTGTGCGTGGGACTTGGGGATAGGTGATTCCACTGCAATCTGGGTCTGCCAGAGAGTAGGACTAGAGACGCGACTTGTTGACTTCGTAGAGAACCACGGTCAAGGACTCGATTGGTATGTAAACTGGCTGAGAACAAACCGCTACGAGTTAGCCGAGCAGTTGCTTCCTCACGATGTACAGGTCAGAGAACTAGGCACAGGTCGCTCAAGGATGGAACTTCTACAAGAAGCAGGGTTGAATATCACGATTGTGCCGAGGATGGGTGTAGACGATGGGATACAGGCTGTGAGAAGGCTGCTTCCCTTTTGTTGGTTCGACCCTAAGACTAAGCGCGGTGTGGACTCGCTACGCAATTATCGGAGACAATACGACGATAAGCGTCAAGTGTATTGGGATAAACCCTTGCATGACTGGGCATCTCATGCTTCTGACGCATTTCGGTATTTAGCAGTTGGTATGTCCGAGACAACATCTTGGTCTAAGCCTCTGAAACCTAACGTAAGCTGGGTGGTGTAATGGACGACGGTAGACTTAAAGCAATACTTCAAGGCGAAATCGACAACGCCATAGGCTTTTTAGAGACAGAGACGGTCGAGCAGCGCAAGAACGCGCTAACGGCCTATATGCGTGACCCTTATGGCAACGAAGTCGAGGGTCGTAGCCAGATCGTTACAGGCGAGGTTGCCGAGGCTATTGACGGGATGCTTCCGCCTCTCATGCGATTGTTTACCTCTGCTGATGAGATCGGCATCTTCGAGCCTGTAGGCCCAGGCGATGAGCCTATGGCGCAACAAGCTACCGAGTATTGCAACTGGGTTCTTATGAAGCAAAACCCAGGCATCTCGATCATGCACGACTGGTTTAAGGACGCGATCCTTCAGAAGGTCGGGGTTATCAAAGCATATTGGGATGACTCGATAAGCGTCACAAAAGAACAGTACGCGAACCTGACAGACGATGAACTGGCAATGCTTTTGTCAGATGGGACGATGGAGATCGCTGGACAGGAGACGATAGAGCAAGACATGGACGGGCAAGTCATGCGCGTTCATAACGTAGCCTTGATGCGTAAGACGAAAGCAGGTCGGGTTAAGGTTGAGAACGTGCCTCCTGAAGAGTTTCTTATCTCCAAAGCAGGAAAGACGGTCAGAGAGACACCTTTTGTCGCGCACAGAAAGCTCATCACGAGGTCTGACCTTGTGTCAATGGGGTTTGATCCTGAGATCGTGATGAACCTGCCGGTTTACAACGACCTTGAGTTCTCTGCTGAGTACATTGCAAGGTACAACCGAGACGAACAGCCCTACATGGAGCCAAGTCTCGATAAGTCCATGCAGACGGTTGAAGTGTTTGAGTGCTACTTAAAGACGGATTACGACGGGGATGGCATTGCCGAGCTTCGTCGGGTACATTTTTCGGGTAACGAAATCCTAAGCAACGAGGAAACCGACTATGTGCCGTTTTACACCATCTGCCCTATTCCGATTCCTCACAGGTTTTTTGGGGATTGCCCTGCTGATCGTACAGTTGATCTCCAGCTTATCAAGACGACTGTAACGAGGCAGATGCTTGATAACCTTTACCTTCAGAACAACACGCGCATGGGTGCTGTAGAGGGTCAGGTTAACCTCGATGATCTCTTAAGCGTTACGCCTGGCGGTGTGGTTAGGATGAAGAACCCTGCCGCACTGGTTCCGATCCAAACACCTCCTGTTGGTCAGCAAGCCTTTCCTCTTTTGGAGTACCTCGACCAGGTTCAGGCTAAACGCACAGGCGTTACAGAAGCCTCTCAGGGGTTAGACCCTAACATCCTACAAAACGTGACTGCTGCGGCTATAGCAGCCCTAACACAAGCCTCACAAGGAAAGATCGAACTCATCGCTAGGATCTTTGCAGAAACAGGCGTAAAAGACTTATTCAAAGGGTTATTACATCTTTTATGCAAGTACCAGGACAAAGCAGTCATCATTCGGATGCGTGGGCAGTATGTTCAATACGACCCAAGAGAGTGGTCGAACCAGTACGATGTATCAGTGAATGTCGGACTTGGTACGGGGAGCATGGAGCAAAAGATGGCAATGCTCAGTATGGTTCTCTCAAAGCAAGAGCAGATCATTCAAGCGTACGGCCCGAACAATCCTTTAGTGAGTGTCTCGCAGTACAGATCAGTCTTAGGCAAGTTGATTGAGGCAGCAGGGTTTGCGGACTCTGCTGAGTTCTTCAAACCTGTAGGCCCAGAGGTAGATGCTGCACTTGCACAACCTCAACAACAACAAGGGCCAGATCCTGCTATCCAAATGATGATGGCACAGGCTCAAGCAGACATCGAGATTAAGCGTCAGAAAGCAATGGCCGACATTCAGCTAGCCAGAGAGAAGGCATTAGCCGAGTTGGAACTCAAACGCATGGAGTTCGAGGCCGAGGCACAGATGAAGGCGATGAAAGTTGGTGCTGGCATTACTTCTAACATCGAGATACCAGGTTAATCATGGCTACATACAACGGATACACAACCGATCAGCTTAGGGCTTTTGTAGACCAGTATTTCTCAAATCCTAATAGCGCGGATATTCAATATTTGCGTAACCAGGGGTTGATTCCGAACACAAACCCCGACACTCTTTTGTACTTCGGCCTAACAAACATGTTAGGTTTTAGTCCTGATGTGGCTAGGACTGCTGTGTCGGATGTTTTCTCGGCTTCTTCCACTCCGGAGCCTGGAACGCCTGAGCCTGTTTACGAGCCTCCGCCAGTTTACGAACCTCCTCCCGTCTATGAACCTCCTCCGGTATACGAGCCACCTCCGGTTGTTCAGCCTCCTGTATACGAACCTCCGGTTGTAACTCAACCTCCTGTGGCTCAGCCTCCTGCTACAACGACTCCGACGGTGCAAGAGGTGATTAACACCATTACGCAACCGGTGAGTACGACCGCGCCAACCTTAGAGTCTTGGCAGAAGCTAGACGCAAGCGGAAATATCGTTCCTAAAACAATGGCTGACTATACGATTGCCGAAATGGTTCCGTATGCTCAGAACATCATTGCCCAACAGCAAGCGGCAGGAACCTATGTAACTCCAGCACAGTTCCAGACGTTTGCGGCGCAACAAGGCGTTCCTGCAAGCCAAATACCTATGTTGATTGCGTCTTTGACGTTTCCAACTGCGCCAGTTACAACACCTCCCGTAACGACACCTACGACTCCTGTAACAACGCCTACAACCACAACGCCTGCAACAGGCCAAAAGCCATTGTCTGCGTACACGAGCGCAGAGATGATTCCGTATATACAGAATCTTTTCCGCGATAATCCAAATGCTACGGCGCAAATGGTGCGCCAATACGCTATGTCGCAGAACGTCCCTGCAAGCGTGATTGATGCTGCTTTGGGTGGTGTTCAAGTACCGACAGCAAACTTTGCTCAGTTCACGGTAGGCGGCGGGAATACTCGTCTTGCAACGCCAACAAACGATTTCTTTTACGGCGCAGGCCCAACTCAACAGGCTCCGTACATGTTTAAGTCTGGGGCAGCGGGTTATACCCGCTTGTTACCACAGTCACTAGAGTTTGGCGTTCCTGCCGCCACTGGAACCAAACCTTTATTTCAGCCTGGAATATTCGATAAGACTGCTTTACAACAAGCTTATGAAACGCAGACAAAAGAAACGTATGGCGGGGAGCCAGTCGTGGAGACCGGTTCATGGAATGGTGGCAAGGTAACCAAAGATAAGATTGCTTACGAAAAAGGCGGGAAAGTCAAAGGATTGCTTGGGCCAAATCCGAGCAACCCTGACGACGGTTATGGAAGCCTACAGGTAGGCGAGTACGTTATCCGCAAGAACGCAGTTAACAAGTATGGCGAGGATTTCTTAGAGGCTCTTAACGAGTCACGAATCCCCAAAAAGAAGGCTAAAGGACTCTTATGACGCAGCGTTGGGAACGAGCAAAGGCTTTACTTGGTGATGAGTTTCTGACAGAAATCTTCGCTGAGTTGGAAAAAGACAACATCGAGCGTATCATCAATAGTCATCAGGACGACATTGAGCTTCGTGAGGACTCGTATCTCATGATTAGCGCAGTGCGTCGGGTGAGAGCGCGTCTTGAGTCCGTTGCCGCCGAAGGCGAGATGAACAAGAGACGATTCAAACTTTTTAAGTAAAGGTTGGTTATGGAAAGCAGCAACCCAAACGGGACTAGCTTAACAGTGGGACAGGCAGCAGATGCGTTTCTGGGCATGATGACTGGTGGAGAACCTCCGCAAGAGCAAGTTCAAGAGCAGTCAGAAGAACAGGAATACGTTGCCAGTGAATCCGAGTCTGAGGAAGCACAAGAGGAAACTCAAGAAGAACAGCGTTTCGTAGTCAAAGCAGCAGGCGAAGAACGCGAAGTTACGCTTCAGGAGTTGATCGAAGGCTACCAAAAGGGCACGGATTACCATAAGAAAACCAACGCGCTTGCAGAACAGCGTAAGGCAGTAGAGGCTGAAAAGGCCGCTGTAGAGCAAGCAAAACAGGCGAGAGATGCCTACGCCGAACGTCTAAAGGTGATGGATCAGTTCCTAAGCCAGCAGATGCAAGGCGAGGATATTGAGAGTTTGAAAGAGACCGATCCGATAGCTTATGCGGTGAAGGTCGCCGAACAGACACGCCAAGAGAAGCAACTCCAGCAGTTAAGAGCCGAGCAGCAACGCATTGCCAGAGAGCAACAAGCCGAGCAAGAGGTTCATATGGAGAGGCGTATCGCGGAAGAGGCGCAGAAGGTTGCAAGT